GGCCAGTAAAAAATATGTCGTGCGCGATGGTTTCATCGTGTTCCTCTCCGTTATCAGCGCCAAGGGCGACAAGTCTGAGCGCACCTACACCGGCGGTGAGGAAGTCACCCTGGACGATGCCGACGCTGCAGACCACATCCACAAGCTGGAGTTTGCAAACCAGAAAGACCGTGATGCTGCCTTGGCTGCCGAGAAGGCCGCCAACATCACCAGCATGGCCGCCAGTGATCCGTCCGCCCTCGTGCAAGCCTTGGTGGCCGCATTGGCTCAGGCGCAAGGCCTGGTTCCCGCCGCGCCTGCGGCAGCTGCAGCCGCTCAGTAACCGCACTGCACCATGTTCGCATCTGACGCGCTGACCTTCCTGGCTGACTTTGGTGACGCTATGAGCTGGACCCCCAGCACAGGCGGCACCACGGTTAGCGGGCCAGTACTTTTTGACGAAGGTGATTCGGGTGCCGATGGCGGCAATCACATCAGTCGTGAGTACACCCTGACGTTGGAAACAGCAGCCTGGGCAGGTCTCAAGCGCAGCGAGCAGGTGGTGGTTTTACGCAATGGCGTGTATGGCACCTACAAGTTGCGAACGGACCTGGTGCAGCAGGACGATGCTGTGTTCAGCGCCGTCAAACTCACCAAGGTGTCGTAATGGCCACAGTCCTAGCCCAAGTGCTTGACCGCCTGGACGTGCTGCTCAAGGCCAATGTGCCTGTGGGCTGCAATGTCTTTCGTGAACGCACTGAAGCGGAGAGCCGCAGCGAGGCACCTTGCGTCAATGTCACCCCGCGTGAAATTGCCATTGAGTCATTCAGCCGCGAAATGGATAAGCACCAGGTGTCAATCGAACTGCGCATCCATGTGCGTGTCGATCCGCCCACACCCGCTGCGGAAGTGATCCATGCGTCGTTTCATGGTGCCTTGATTGATGACAGCACCCTGCAGGCCCTGGTGGAGAGCATTCGCATTGAAGCGGCTAGCTTGTCCGAGGTCGAAGCGGATGCCACCGCACTGGACAAAAACAGTCGGTACCGGTTCACCTACCTGATTCCCAAAAACACACTGTAAGGAGCCTTTTATGGCCAAGTACATCATTCGCCCTGGTGCGAGCTTTCGCATGCCCGACGGCAGTCTGAAAAGCGCCGGCGATGAAATCGAACTGGACTCTGATGTGGTGCTCGCGCATCCCAACAGCGTTGACCCTGTGCCGGAAGTTGCTCCTGCAGCCGCCGACGTTCCCGCTTAACTGAACCCCATTTAAAGGACGTTCTCCATGACCACGAAACAGAAATTCGGCGTTGGCGTTTTGATCGCCACCACCCGCACTGACGCCTCCGGTGTCGCCCTGGCCGTTCCCCAGTCGTACCGCATCGGTATCCTGCAGGACGTGTCCACAGACTTCAGCTTTGAAGCTAAACCCCTGTACGGAGCTAATCAGCTGCCCGTCGATCAGGGCCGAGGCAAAGCCAAGCTGACGTTTAGCGCCAAGACTGCGGACATCAACGCAACGGCATTGGCGGCGCTGCACTTTGGCATCACCCCCACGGTAGGTGTGAAGTTGCCCCAGCTTGACTTTGCAGCCTCTGTGCCGACCACACCGTTTCAAGTGACCCCGACTATTCCTGGTAGCGGCACGTTCCTGTCGGATTTGGGCGTGAGTGACACCTCTGGTAATAACTACACCCGTGTGGCCAGCGCACCCACAACCGGTCAATACTCGGTCAGTGCAGGCGTCTACACCTTCGCAGCTGCGGACACCGGTAAGGCCCTGTTGATCAGCAGCGAGTACACCGCAGCCACAGGCGGCATCATTGTCCCGATGACCAACCAGCTGATGGGCTACAGCCCCAGCTTCTCGGCCATTTTGTACAACGATTCCAAGGGCAGCAAGCTCGGACTGAAGTTGAACAATTGCCAATCGGACAAGCTGGCCTTGCCCTTCAAGAATGAAGATTTCGTAATTGCCGACTTTGGCTTTATGGCCTTGGACGACGGCACGGGTTCTGCTGGCTATTGGTGCCAGACATGATTGAGCGCCCCCTGATCCCCGGCGTTGAATACGACTTCGGGGGAGGGCGGGTGTACATGCTGCCGCCCTTGTCGCTTGGCGCTCTGGAAGTCTTGCAGGAGAAACTTTCTGCGTTGCCCACACTCGACTCCATGGATCCAGTTGCCATTCGAACCATGACAGATGCCACGCACATGGCTTTGCGTCGCAACTATCCGGACATCACACGGGAAGAAGTGGGCGAGTTGGTGGACATATCCATCATTGGCGACGTGTATGGATGCCTGCTAGATGCCGCGGGTGTGCGCCGCAAAGCCCAGGCGCTAGAGCGGGGAAACGCTCAAGCGAAGAGCCAGTTAGTTGGAACAGGCTCTTCGCTCGAATCTGCGCCAACACCGGTTGGACTTGGGACTACGTCCGCACCCATGTAGACCTGCCCACGCTGCGGGCCATGGAGGAAGAGTGGCGCGAGCATCCACCGGTACACCACCTGGTGGCGGCACACCTTGACTACAAGCCTGCAGCCCCGCCCGAGGATGACACCCCTGACGACGACCTGAGCGGCCCGGCACCCAGTCGACCCGAGTGGATTGCAGGCATGGGAAGAAACCTGCAGGCACCAGAAGGTATGGCCACTGCCGCATCCCCCGAAGAAGCCCTGGCCTCGCTGGAGCGAATGTTTTTTGGAGAAGTTCATGAGCTCTGACGGCAAAGAATTCAAGACGGATATCACCGCCGACCCTTCAGCGTTTGAGGCTGGAATGAAAAAGGCGGCCAAGTCGGCTGCTGATGCCAGCAAAACGATTGACTCGGAGTTCAAGCGCATTGGCGAGACCTTTAGCTCGGTCACCAAGTACCTGGCAGGTTTCACTGCCGTGCTGGCTGGTGGCGGTGCGCTGAAAAAGTTCATTAGCGATGCCAATGATTGGAACAGCGAAGCGGGCAAGATGAGCAAGCAGCTGGGTATCACTACCCAGCAAGCCAGCGTTTTGAATGTGGCGCTGAATCATCTGGGCATTGATTCGTCCGTCGTCACCGATGCGGCGATGAGACTGAGCAAGAACATCCAGACGAATGGCCAGGCCTTTGATGTGTTGGGCGTCAAGGTGCGCGATACCACCGGCGCTTACCGCCCGGTTACCGAGGTCATGGGCGAGGTCAATGCAAAGCTGGCCGCAATCCACAACCCCATTGAGCAAAACATTGCAGGCATGCAGGTCTACGGCAAGGGCTGGGGGGAAGTGCGTGCCATGTTGAAGCTGACTACGGCCGTGATGTCGGATGCGGAGATCCGCGCAAAGCAATTGGGCTTGATCGTGGGGCCTGAAGGCGTGGCCATGAGCAAGCAGTACAGCATGCAGATGAAGGATCTGAATCTGGTTGGCAAGAGCCTGGAGATTCAGTTCGGCAATCAGTTGCTGCCGGTGTTCACTCGCATGGGCAAGTTTATGAGTGAGGAAGGCCCGACCATGGGCAAGGTATTTGGTACCGTGTTGGAGGGTATTGGCTTTGCTGCAGCCTCAGTATGGCTGGCACTTAAAGATATGGGAGATGGCATTGGCGCACTAGCGGCTCAAGCTGCGGCACTTCTATCTGGTGACCTGGCGGGCTTCAGGGCGATCGGTAAGGCGCGTGATGAAGAAGCTGCAAAAAATGAGGCTGCCTATGAGCGGATGAAGGCCACTTTCGGCAAGCCACTTCCGCCGCCCAAGGTGGAGCATGGCGACGACAAGCCAGAACCGAAATATCACTTCAAGGAAAAAGCGGTCAAGGTCCAGATGGAAAAGGAAGACCCTTCGCGCATGGGCGAGTGGGAAGCGCGCCTTGCGCAGGACAAAGTGGGCCTGGAGCGACAAGGAATGCTCGAAGGCCAATTCCGTGAGATGACCAAAGCGCAGGAAACAAAATACTGGGCAGAGCTCCTAGCCCGCAAGGACCTGAGCGATGCCGAGTGCATTGCCCTGACTCGCAAGGCTGCAGATGTCGAGATGGCCACGATCAAGGACAAATTTGACATTGAGGTGGCGGTGCTGAATTCCAAGGCCGCTGCCTACAAAAACAACGCCGACCAGCGCATGCGTATCGAGCTTCAGATACAGGCCAAGTACCAACAAGGCACGAAGCAGTACGAAGATTCGGCCAAGCGCATCGTGGAAATTCAGCGCCAAGCGGCTGACCAGGAGCGCGCGATCCGGGCCAGTCGCGTCCAGGCAGAGCGCGATTCACGTCTGCAGTCCATCGGTCTTGAAGAGCAGGCAACGCAGACCGAGGCCCAGCTGGGTCTGCTGGACCAGGCGCAAGTCTTGGCTGCTCAGGCTGCATTTGAAAATCGCCGCAACGCGATCTCTCTTGAGGCCATCCTGGAGCGCGAGCAAATTGCGCTGCTGGACCCTGACAGAAACATTGTCGAGATTGAAAAAATCAATTCGGAAAAGGAAGCGCTGGAGCGCGCGCATCAATTGCGCATGGGGCAAATCCGAGAGCAGGCTGTGCTTGAGACACAAAGAACCACGCTGGGTGTGATCACCTCAATGGGCTCAGGGTTCCAGAATGTATTTAACCAAGCCATGCAGGGCCAGCTGTCACTAAAGGGGGTGATGCAAGGTCTTTGGCAGTCTATGACCCAGGCAGTATCGAGCGCCCTTGCGCAGATGGCGGCCAAATGGCTTATGACAAAGATGGCGCAAATGCTGCTTGGCAAGACTTCTGCGCTTTCCGAAATTTCTGGGAATGCTGGTGTGGCTGGCTCTGCTGCGGTTGCCAGTACTGCAGCGATTCCCATTGTTGGCCCTGCCATGGCTCCTGCTGCGGGTGCCGCTGCCTTTGCTGCAGCTATGGCATTTGCGCCCATGGCCAGTGCCGCCGGTGGCTTCGACATTCCCGGCAACGTGAACCCGATTGTGCAGGCGCATGCACGCGAAATGATCTTGCCGGCAAAGCATGCCGACGTGATCCGCAGCATGGCTGATCAAGGGCAGGGCGTTGGTAGCGGTGGCGATCAGTACCACATCAACATCCAGGCAGTGGATGCACCCAGCGTGCAGCGCTTGTTTATGGATAACGGGCACCACCTGGTTGCATCCATGCGCAGGCAGGCCCGCAACTACGCGCCGTCAAAAGCATGAGCAACGCTGTTTTTCCAATCGCCTTGCCAGGCCTCTCGGTTACCTCGCCCGTTGTTGCGCCTCGGTTTAACACCAAGGCGCAGGGCGCCGTATCGGGCCGGGAGACGCGCGCAGCGTTCATGCAATACCCGCTGTGGGACATCACTGTGGGATACGAGTTCCTGCGCACCAGCGTGGTGTTGCCCGAGCTCAATACCCTGGTCGGATTTTTTGGCGCACGCAAGGGTTCGTGGGATTCGTTCCTGATCCTGCTGCCGGAAGACAACGCATGCACCGATATGGCATTTGCCACCGGTGATGGGGTTACCAGGGTGTTTCAGCTTACGCGCTCGCGTGGGGCGGGGGGATTTGCATTTTCTGAGCCGGTTATGAACGTTTTGGCCCTCACCAATATCAAGGCGGCTGGGTCGGTAGTTTCTGGTGCGACTTACAGCATTGGCAGCACAGGGCTGGTGACATTCATCACAGCACCAGCCAATGGCGCGTTACTTACCTGGACGGGCAGCTACTACTTTCGCTGCCGGTTTTTGCAGGACACGGTCGAGTTTGCCCGCTTCATGTCAAACCTGTGGGATGCAAAGAAGGTGCAAATGGTCGGCGCGCCTGGTAACCGGGTTTAAGCATGAAAAACATCACAACCACTTTGCGCACACACCTGCAAGGCGGGGGCCCATTCACGATGGCCGATCTGTACACGATCACGATGGCATCTGGCGCAGTCTTGCGCTGGACGGACTTCGATGTGGACATCGTGCATCCGACTTCTGGACAAACGCACTCCAGCACAGGCCCCGTCCTAAAGCGTGGAAAAACCCGTGTTGTTATTGGTGTGGAGGTAGATACCCTAGATATAAATATTTACCCCACGACGAACGACCTGATCAACGGCGTTTCATTGCTGTCTGCCGCGCAAGCTGGTGCATTCGACGGCGCCATGTTGACTTTAGAGCGCGCCTTTCTGTCGCCTTCTCCAATCGCCTTGGGCGTGGTCCACCTGTTCTACGGGCGCTTCGCAGATTTGCAGCTCGGTCGCACCGCATTGCAATGCCGCATCAATTCCGGCACTGAATCTTTCATTGTTCAATTGCCGCGCAATGTGTACCAGCCTGGCTGTGTGCACACCCTGTTCGATTCAGGTTGCGGCCTGGCGCGCACCGCTTTCGCATCCACCACATCCGTTGCAAGCAGCAGCACTGCAGTTCTGCTCAATTGCAGTCTGGGCCAAGCCGCTGGTTACTTTGATCGCGGCTATGTGATGTTTGTGGGCGGTGTGCTGGATGGTGTTCGCCGCACGATCAAGAGTCATACCGCCGGAGTACTGAATCTATTTTCTCCACTGCCATCGGTGCCCACCGTTGGCGCGAGCTTCACGGCCTATCCGGGCTGCGACAAGTTGCAAGCCACATGCACAACCAAATTCAGCAACGTGATCAATTTCCGTGGCGCTCCATACATCCCTGCTCCGGAGACTGCGGCATGACCGAACGCCAAGCAATCGTCGCAGCAGCAAAGGAATGGCTGGGCACGCCGTTTCACCACGCCGCGCGCGTGAAAGGTGCTGGCGTGGACTGTGCCAATTTACTGGTCGCTGTATTTGCGGGTGTTGGGTTAGTGCCTGACGTGCTGCTGGACTACTACCCACCTGACTGGCACCTGCACCGCGAAGAGGGCCGGTTTCTGGCCATCCTCGGCCAGTACGCCGATCCGCTGCCGACAGACGACTCGCCACTGCCTGGTGACATCGCCATGTTCACCTATGGCAGGCAGGCCGCGCACGGAGCCATTATTGTTGGCTGGCCGGTGGTGTGCCATGCCTGGCGTGATGTGGGTAAGGTAGTGCTGACCGAGGCGGACACCGGGCCGCTGGGCGAGCGACTGGCAGGCTTCTACCGCGTGCGAGGTTTGACATGAGCGGCCTGCTTGGAGGCGGCTCCAATACCAGCACCGCCGAAACTCCACTGGTAGGTCTGACTATTCAGACCAGCGCGAATGGTGCGCCCATCCCCTTGGTATATGGCACCACGCGCGTGACGCCAAACATGCTTTGGTATGACGATTTCACGCCCATTGCGCATACAACCACGCAGTCCTCTGGAGGCAAAGGGGGCGGAGCGTCGACGAGCAATACCACCTACACGTACACCGCAGCCTTTGTGCTTGGCTTGTGCGAAGGCCCGGTGGCCGGAATCACGAACGCGTACATCAACAAATCGGTTGTCGCGCCTTCCAGTTTGTTTTCACTATTCCTGGGCACCTACCCGCAAACGCCCTGGAGCTACCTCACGAGCTCACACGCAGCACAAGCCATTGGCTACCAGGGCATTGCCTATGTGGCTGCTGCCAGCTACGACCTGGGCAACAGTTCGGCATTACCGAATCACTCCTTTGAGGTTGCGGGCAAGCTGATCTTGTCGGGCACCAGTGATGCGGATCCACGGGACGTGTTGAACGACTTGATGACCAGCCAAGTTTATGGCGTACCCAATGCGCCCGTGCTCTCAGGTTTAACGCAGTACTCGAACTATTGCCGTGCCGCTGGCCTGCTGATTTCCCCGTGCTACGACACGCAAGTGGCAGCCGCGCAAATGGTCACCGAGCTGATGCAGATCACCAATACCGGGGTCTACTTCTCCGAGGGCGCGCTCAAACTGGTGCCGTATGGCGACGCAACCCTGACGGGCAACGGCGCGACCTATACGCCGGTGCTGACCGTTCAGGCGAACTTTGGCGATGACGACTTCCTCACCAACGGTGGTGCAGACCCCGTCATCGTGCGGCGTAATGCCGTTGCGGCAACCGTCAGCACGACGGCGGACGCCTTCAATCAGGTGACCATCGAATACCTGGACCGAGCGAACGCCTACAACCCGGCAACCGTGGTGGTGCAGGACCAAGCAGCCATCGATGTCTATGGCCTGCGCGCCATGTCGGTCATTACCGCCCATCAAATCGCATCGGCTGCGGTTGCCAACACCGTGGCCATGCTGATCCTGCAGCGTGCCGTGTATGTGCGCTCGCAGTATGAATTTCGTCTGGGCTGGCAGTGGTGCTTCCTGGAACCGACCGACTTGGTGACCATCACCGACGTGGGCTTGGGCCTCAATCTGTACCCGGTGCGCATCCTCTCGATTGAGGAAGATGAATCGGGCACCCTTACGGTGCTGGCTGAAGATGCACCGCCTGGCGTGGGCTCGCATGTCACGGCCAATGTGCCAGTCAATGGCGGCTACAACGTCAACCAGGCAACAGTGCCCGGCGACACGAATACGCCAGTGATTTTCGAAGCACCCAATGCCCTGACAGCGCCCGACCTGCAACTGTGGGTTGCTGCCAGTGGTGGCGCGAACTGGGGCGGCTGTAACGTCTGGGCATCGAGCGACGGCAGCACCTATCGCCTGATCGGCACCATCAATGGTCCTGCGCGTCACGGGCTGCTGACCAATTTAGTGCCCGCAGGATCTGACCCAGACACCTCGCACACGCTGGCAGTGGATATGTCTGCATGCCGTGGACAGTTAATTGCTGGCACAAGTGCGGACGCCGATTCGGGCAACACCATGCTGTGGGTGGACGGCGAGCTCATTAGTTACAGTGCGGCCACACTCACATCTGCCTACCACTACAACCTGGGCACCTATCTGCGTCGTGGCCAGAAGGGCAGCGCAAATGCCACGCACGCGATCGGCGCACAGTTCGCTCGGTTGGATGACGGAATTTTTAAGTACTCGGTGCCTACCGATCGCATCGGCTCGCCGATTTACCTGAAGTTCCCATCCTTCAACATTTGGGGTGAGTCCACCCAGTCGCTCGCCAGCGTCGCAGCCTATAGCCACACGTTTACCGGCAACAAGCCATCGCCACTGACAAGCCTGTCAGCAGTGGGCGGCATGTTTGAAATCGTGGTGAACTGGACATTCACCGGCGGTCAGATCGATAGGGACTTCATTGAGGTATGGGGCAACACGACCAACGACCGGTCTTCTGCCTTCCTGCTCTCCAGCGTGAAGAACCCTGCACAAAATTGGGCGCACCCTGGGCTTGTACCTGGTCAAACCTGGTACTACTGGGCGCGTGTGGTGGATACGTCCGGCAACGACAGCGATTTCTATCCGTTGGGTGCAACGGCCGGCATTGCAGCAGCGCCCAGCGCGGACCCAACGGCATTACTCACCCAGCTCAACAAAAGCTTGGGCCTTGGCCAGCTGGTGGCTGACCTCGCAGGACCGATCGCGGTAATGTCTGGCGCCACATCCAGCAACGCGATCGCATCACTGCAGTCCGCACTGTCCGACTACGACCTGACCAACCGCATGTTGTGGCAAGAGTCAGTGACCAATGCTACGGTGACGATTGACCCGGTGACCGGGAAAATCTCCCTGCTCGCAACGGCCAACGTCACCACCGACATTTCCAGCCGCCTGACTAACGTTGAAGTCCTGGCCAACGCTACCAACGCAACGCTCACCAGCACCGTTGCCACGCTGACAACGGTGCAGGGCAACCTGACCAGCACGCAGTCCGCTGTGACGATCCTGCAGGGGCAGATCACAACCACGGCCAGCACGGTCTATGTGGATAACTCGGTAGCCAATGCGACCGGCGCGATCACCACCACATCGGCCAACGCGTACACCAGCCTTGCCGCTGCAGAGCTTCAGTCGGCCATCGATGCATTCACCACAGGGCAGGCGCAGCAATCGCTGACGGGCACCGTGGCGTTTGCGACAGCCAGCATCAAGACCAATGCGGATGCCCTCGCAGCGATGTCGACCAGCTTTAGCGCGCTGGTGTCGACGGTGGCGGGCGGCCTTGCTGCAATCACCACCGAGCAGACCACCAGGGCCACGGCGGATACAGCCCTGGCCAGCAGCATCACGGCGCTGACGGCAACGGTCGGAACCAACCTGGCCACGCTGACCACCGAACAGACCACCAGGGCAAACGCCGACAGCGCGTTGTCGACCAGCATCAGCACCGTGTCGGCTTCACTTGGCACGACCAACACCAATTTGGCGGCTGTGTCGACGACAGCCACCGCCAGCGCATCCGCAATCACCGGGCTGCAGGCACAGTACACGCTGCAAGTGCAGACCTATACGGGCGGCGTGCTGCACGTGGCTGGAATGCAGCTTGCAAGCGGAAGTGGCGGAACTTCTGTGATCTTCCTGGCAGACAAGTTCGCACTGGTTGCACCTGATGGGTCAGGCACGCCAAAGAACTTGATGTCCATTGGAAACATCAACGGAGTCAGCACTTTCGGCTTCAATGGCAATGCCATCATCGACGGATCGATCCTTGCGCAATCCATTGACACTCGCGGCCTGACGATTAGAGACGCGACCACGGGCGTGGTGCTGTTTGGCGCCGGGACTTCGCTAGACCACAGCCTGATTACGCCAGATTCTGGATGGCTCAATAGCAATGTGAGTCTTGCCGGTCTTGGAGCCGGTCCCTTCGCAACGCTCTCAGCCATCACAGCAGCGAACATCGGCACATATATCAATTCTGCTGCGATCGGTCTGGCGTACATCAATACGGCAAGCATTACGAACCTTGCCGCTTTGTCGGCAACGATGGGCGCATTAACTATCGGCTTCGGCGGTCACATCGCGCAAGGTCAGAGCAACTACAACACAGGCACCGGGTTCTGGCTTGGCGACAATTCCGGCACAGCGATGATGAGCATCGGCGTAGCCGGCGGCAATTCGTTCACTTGGGACGGAACCACTCTCACTGTCGTTGGCAGCATCAACGGCACCGTTGTGGATAGTCGCAACTTCACAGCAGGCTCGGTGCCGATCTGCTCCGACCTCAGCGTTGGCCAACTGTTCAGCACAGGCAAGACGGCAAACACCTATTACATCGTCAAGAGTATGTACACCCCAAAGGCTGGTGTGCTGACGATTTCATTTGACTACCAGCGCCCACAAGCTCTGGGACCCACGTTCCAGTGGAGCATTTTTGTAAACGGCACTGCGGTTGGATCGGCACCAGCTCCTGCCAGCTCCACCGGATGGGTCAACCTGTCCCAGAACATCACAGTGACCGCAGGCGGCACGGTAGATGTTCGCGTCCAGATACAGACATCGATCACCAATGGTTATTACGGCTACGTGCGCCACTTTGTTGCCAAAAACGCATTCAGCACCATCAACCAACCGTCTGTGACGGTCGGCAGCTTCGACTAGATATTTAAGGAGAATCAGATTTGAACTGGTACAAAACTGGCACCATCACCGTTACTAACGGTAGCCCAACAATCACCGGAGCTGGAACGCTGTGGGTGGACACTGGGACACTCTTTCCCGGCGATATTCTTTATGCGTCCGACGGCAAGCTGTATGAAATCCTGACGATCAACAGCAACACTGGCATCACGCTGGCCAGCAACTACCTGGGCACCAGCTTGAGTGGTCAGGCCTACAGCATCATGCCGATCGGCTTGTTGCCGTCCACCTTAGCCCAGCAGGTCAAATCCACGCTTGCGACGGCCAACACGGCGCTGGCGTCTGCTGTGCGCTACGACATCAACAGCATGGGCCTTTCGCTCACGCAGCAACAGAATGCGCGCACGAATATCGCGGCATTGTCCGCGCTGGACGTGGGCGCGGGGCGGTTGTCGAAGTCGGTCGCGGGCGGCGTTGATGTGACATTGACAGCGGCAGAGGCAAGCGCGCAGTTCATTGAACTGACCGGCACCATCACGGCGAATATAAATGTGATTGTTCCCGCAGCGGCGCGGTTGTTCTATGTCTACAACGGAACGTCGGGCGCGTTCACGGTCACGATCAAGACGCCGAGCGGCTCCGGGGTCATTGTTCCGAATTTGGGCCGCATGATGTTGGAGTGCGACGCGACGAATGTTGTAAATCCGCTGACAACATTCGCGGGGAATGTTAGCGCTGCGGGTTTCTTCGGCACAGGGTCAGCTATCACTTACCTAAGTGACCAGACCGGTGTTAACTATGTACGAATTAACGGGTCGACTGCATCCCCTGCGAACACAGTCCAAATATATTCAAACAACGTTCTTGGCCTAACCCAAGACGCAGCGCAGAACATAGGCCTTGGGGTTTTTCCTAGTGCTTGGAGTACCGTTACCCCAGTAATTGAGTTAAAAAATGGTGTTCATTTTGCCTGCATCAACAGCACTACTCCGATTGCATACTTGGGCGCTAATGCTTACTACAACGGAACAAATTGGATTTATAAAAATACAGGATGGTTTTCGGCAAGGTATGAAATAAATAGTTCTGGCAACGGTTCACACGCTTGGTTCACCGCCCCCAACGGCACAGCAGGTAACCCGATAAGCGGTGCTAACGCATTCGTTCAGGTGATGACGCTGGATGCTATTGGTAATTTGCTGGTTGGGACTACCTCTGGAGGCTCTGGCAAGCTCGTTGTGCAAAGTAGCGATAACTTCCAAACTGCGTATTTCCCTAATACAAACACAACAGCTAGCGGGGCAGTTGGCGGCTTATATGTCAACTATACGGGAGCAACACCAAACAACTCTGTTTTTGACTTCTTTCGTGCGACAGACTCAACTTCCGTGCGTGTTAAGTTGCTATCAAATGGCGGGCTTGCAAACTTCTCTGCTAACAACGTCAACCTATCAGACGTTCGCACCAAGAAAGATATTTTCGATTCTCCTAGCTACTTAGACCGTATCTGTGCAATCCCTGTTCGCACGTTCCTCTATAAAGACCAAACGGACACACAGCTTAATCTTGGTGTCATAGCTCAAGAGGTTGAGGAGCATTGTCCTGAGTTGGTGAGCAATGACGGGTTTGGCGACATCCCTGAAGATGGCATCCCACTCAAGACCATCTATCAGACTGACTTGCAGTACGCATTGATGAAGTGCATCCAAGAACAGCAAGCCCTCATTGACTCCCACGAGGCCCGCTTAACTGCAGCAGGCATCGCATAACTAACCCCGAAAGTATCAAATGAAGCTCTCCAAAATTATCGAAATGGCCCCGGCCCTGAACGCACTCGCACAATTGAAACTCCCAGCAAAAACGGGCTTTCGAATCGCCAAGGCGTTGAACCTTATCAAGCCAGAGCTTGAAGCCTACGAGGCCCAACGCATCAAGCTCGCCGAGTCGCTTGGTACGAAAACGGAAGACGGTTCGCAGTTCCTGTTTCAGGACGAAAACGCGAAGTCGTTTATCGAGCAAATGAACGCGCTCACCGACGAAGATATTTCGATCACGTTGCCGACCATCAAACCTGATGACCTGGGCGACGTGGCGATAGAGCCGTCAGCACTGATGGCGCTCGATGGCGTCTTTATCGTGGAGTAGGGCATGGACTACATCAACCCGCTCTATGTGCTGATAGTGCTCCAGGTGCTCGATCTGGTCAGCACGGTGATCGCGCTGAAGAGCGCCAACCTGGTTGAAGCCAATGGCCTGCTCAGCCCGTTGTTTGCCCGCTTTGGCACGCTGCCAGTGCTGGTGATCGTCAAGGGCTCCCTGATCGCCTTTCTCTGGTGGGGTCAGGCCTACATCGATCCGCGTGCTTTGTGGCTCGTATCGGCTGGTTATGCCTATGTCGTGTTCAACAACTTCAAATTGATCAGGGAATCTAAATGAGCGAATCTCAAACAGTCGAAGAACGACGCACCACCGACAAAGGCCTGGGTGGCCGGGTGGTCTCAATCGAGGATCGGCTGGACCGAGGCGACAAGCGCATGGGCAGCATTGAAAAGGACCTAGCCGACAACACCGCAGCGACCCGCGAAGTGCTGGAGATTGTCACCATGGGTCGATCATTCTTCAAAGTTGCTGGTCAAGTCGGGAATTTCATTAAGTGGTCACTCAGTGGCGTGGCTGCTCTAGGTGCTGCTTATGCAGCCTGGAAACAAGGGGGAGGACGCCCATGAAACTCGAAGTCATCCGCAACTGTGGTGCTGTATGCACGATCGGCGAACTGCTGATTGATGGCGTGCATGAGTGCTGGACGCTTGAAGACGTGGTGCGCCCAGTCGGTGAAAAAATCTTTGGTGAAACGGCAATCCCCTATGGAACATATCGCGTTGTGGTTACTCCTAGTGCTCGCTTTCAGTGTGATATGCCTCTTGTTTGCGATGTACCTGATTTCACCGGGATACGGATACACCCGGGAAATACAGCCGCTGACACCCATGGATGCCTACTTGTTGGAAGAGGCCGTACGGGAGGCTCTGTCACCGAGTCACGACTTGCCTTCGATGCCTTGTTCCCCAAAATACGGGATGCCATCGAGCGCGGCGAAGATGTCACGATTGAATACAAATGAACGGCATCGACCTAAATGATGTTGACCCATTCCATCCGTCCCTTATCAAAAGCGAGAGCGTTGCGCTTGCTCTTGGTAAGGACAAGGTGGAGCGGTACATAGCCAAAGGCAGGCCACTCGAAGCGCAGGGCGCACGCTCTGTTGTGAGAATCATGTGGCAAGCCTTTATGGAGCATTCTGATATTGATACTGGCTGGGGTGAGCTATGAAATGGTTTGTTGACATCGTGACCGGCAAGGATGGATTAACCCATGACTTGGGCCGCTGGTCCTGGTTGGTCAGCCTCGCTTCAGTCCTGGCCGCCGGGTTGCACACGGCTTGGCATGGCACCGTTGACCTGGTGGCCTTCGGCACGTCGATCGCTGCTGTCGTGGGCGCCCATGGCGTGGCGCTCGGTTTAAAGAAGGACACCGAACCAGGAGCAAAGCCATGAACTTTCTAGGACCGTACAAATATGTGGTGGATTTTCTGATTATTGCCGCTCTGGTCGGTCTCGCCGCTCTGGGAATCCACAAGTACAACGCCTACCAGCAAGACATTGGAGAGGCCAGAGTGCAAGCCGCCTGGACCGCCGAAAGGTTAGCCCAGGCCGAAGCCAAGCGGGCCCGAGAGATTCAATTTCAAAAGGAGAAAGATGATGCCATTGCCCAAGCTGCAAAGAATGTCCAGGTGGCTACTGCTGCCGCTGCTGCTGCCACTCAGTCTAGCCGCGTGCTGGACGACACCCTTAAAGCCATCCTCGCCCGATCAGGAAGTGATTCCGTCGAAGCCAATCGCAAATACACCGCAACCATCGCAGCCGTATTCGCAGACTGTAAAGACAAATATCGAGAGCTGGGACGCGAAGCTCAAGGCCATGCTGACGATTCCCTGATGCTCCAGAACGCCTGGCCAGCCAAATAAAGTTTTCCGGTTTCGTCACCTCGCCTCGATCAAGAAGGTGGCACACAAATTTGAAAGACCCTTATGACAGTAGTACGCGCTAAATTCAAAGTCGAAGAAGTCACCCAGAGCACCCAAGGATACAGTGTGCGCCTTACGCCTGTTTCAGGTGGCAGCCCTGAGAACGAATCTTTTTTCAAGTGGACGCCATGGGGCGAAATCAAGATCGGGACAATCAATGTGGAAGCCGCAGCGAATTTCACTCCCGGCAAGCAGTTCTATGTGGATTTCTCGCCGGCTGAATAGCCATCATTACACCTGGTGTAAAGACTGCCCTCATCCCTCACGGGGTGGGGCTTTTTTGCGTTTAAACTGTGGAAATACGGAGAAGCAAACCCATTGCCTGCGTTATTTTGAAACCTGCTTTTATTTCCGCAAAGTCATTCGAAACCCGCATGGATAGGGATTAGTCGCTATGGATTGTGATTCCTGTTGTCGTGGGTTCGAGCCCCATCAGCCACCCCAATAAACACTAGGCCTAGTGCTACAAAATATGTAGCGACTAGGCCTTTTTATTTCCATCATGGAAATACTCACCATTAAAACGAGTCACGTCCGACCTCTTTATTGCGGTCATAAACGCGTGCCGTAGTCTCGGGATTGGCATGCAGATCGGGCAGGGCGCCACGGTCTTTCTTGTGCTTGGTGGCATAGAAGGCACGCAGGTCATGGAAGGTGAACCGGGTTTCCTTGGTCAGTACGCCTTGCTTGATGGCCTCGATGACGCACCGCTGCCATAGGGTTTTGAAGCCCTGATCGGTGTACTGGTTGTTGTCGCGCGTGGGGAACACATAGAGACACTCCCGATCCGGGCGCAGTGCTTCAAGCCTCAAGAGCAATGCATCCAGTTCGTGGCCAATGGTGACCACCTCGACAATCTGTTCACGCTTTTTGCCGCGTTGTTTGGCTCGGATGGTTCTGATGACACCATTGGGGCGGTCGATCTGGGGCCAAGTGAGCGGCAGGAACTCGCATTTACGGTTTCCAGCCAAGCTGGCGTACTCCGCAGCCATGCCAACTATCCGGCGTTGTGGCGTCTGCCTGGAGAGCCATTCCAAGAATTTAGCGAGTACATCACCATGCGGTGACGTTGTGCGGGACTCTACCTGGTGCGGTTCAACGCCGATTGTGGCGTTGATGGTACACACGCCTAATTTAATTCCGTGCCCAAACAGGTTGGAAAGTAGCGCCTTTTCGGTATTTGCTCGCTTGGGACTGTCGGCGCGCTCGTCGTGGACATACCTAGCCACCATGGTCGAATCGATGTGGCTGGCCTGCATCTTGCCAAAGGTCTTGTCGATTTGCTTCCAGGCCTGCTGGTAGTCACTTCGTGAGCTGTTGGTGAGCTTTTTCCACCTGGGCGCAGGCTTTTCCTCGTCGGTGAACTTTTCCCAGACCCACTTTAGGGTGCCGTGGCCATCGGCGCTGCCAAGCAAGTCAAGCACTTTGCGCATTGCTGCCACCTTGTCGGTGCCCAGCGCGACTGGTTTACCACCTACCGGCAGATAGCGATAGCTGACCTTCTTACCGTCTGACCACACCCGCGCCTGCATCCGTGGCAAGAGGCCCTGGCCAGCTTGGCTTGTGCGTGGTCTACCCATATCAATGAACTCCCCAAACTGGGCCGGCGGCCTTGTTGGACTTGGCGGCTTGATTGCCACCCATGGTCGCATCATAGTGCTGGCGATTCACCAGGGGGCGGCCATTGGGCTTGCGGCGCACGATCAGGCCCATGCGCTCAAGGTATTTGATCTTGGCGTGGTTTTGCACCAGACCATCACAGATGCTGTCGATTTCAGCGTCAGTCAGATCGGACATTTCCCTCCCTCCAATGCTGCACGGGCAGCGTCACGTATCCTTACGTTGGCGCATTCGTTGAAGTCGTGACCGCAATCTACCCAGTTTTCAACCATAGGCATAACGCCAGCCAAGGCAGAGCGCAAGCGATCAATCTCCGCTTCTTGCTCAAGTAGCGTTGAATACATGCGACCATTGATACTGCCCTCGTCAACCATCTTTTTTAAGCGGTTGTGCATGTCTTTCAAGCATTCAATCTCTGCTGCCTGCTGATGTAGCATTGCTGCTGCTTCTTTGTGTTGATCTGGCATGTGACTCTTATGATTACCCAGCAACAAATTGTTGAACTTTGAAAAGTTATCCATTGCCTCAGCTATCTGTTCGGCAGTTTGTGTGGTGGTCATATCAACCCTTTCTCGGTCGCCAGCCACACAGGAATGAAGATGCTGGTGACCTTCATTCCGATCAGGCCGCGCTCTTCCATGTAGTCAGAAATTTGGGACTTGGCAATCCAGACCTCGCGCACGCCGTCAAATACAAGCCAAGCCTTGTCGGTGTGCTTGCGGATCTCGCAGGCAATCTCGATGGTTTCGGTGGGGCTGTATCTCATGCTGCTTTATCCGGTTCTGCCAACGCTACTTCAAACGCATTGAGAGCGTGCCCACGCTCTTCATTAGTCATCAATTCACGCAGAGCAATACGCGCATGGTTCGCCGCCACCTCGGGCTCATACAGCGGAATAGGCGCCATCGGCTCTGTGTTGATGTGCCAAAGGTGAGCATATGCAAGGGCAATTCCCTCTCGCTGCTTCGCCACCGTGGCGTGCATGGCCTCGATAAGCTCCAAGATGTTTTCGCCGCCATAAGTCGCGCGCAGCTCCGTAATGGTGGCCAGCTGCTGGCTGATAACCCGCTCACGCTCCCTCTTGGCCAACATGTTGTCGCAGGGTTTCACGTTGCCTTTTCCGACTCGATCGTCATCACCGCACCAGTTGAGGCAATCGCAAGGTTCTAACTTGGAGGCCATTACCATCCCCCTTGGTATGGGTTGTAAACCGCCAGGTACTTTTCGCACCAGGCATCCAGTTGCTGCCAAAGGGTGATTAGGCGGGCCATGCTTCCCTCCTGATATTGACCATCTGTTCCAACGACCAGCGTGCGGCCTTTACCGCAATGCCGTGCCGATCCATTTCGATCAGGCCATCCATGACCTGGGCAGCGGCACGGGCAATATTGATCTGCTCGCCGTTGAATCCCACACGGCCGGTCTTGCTGTACCGCTCGATCACTGCGTCATAGATGTTGATCTGGTCGGCAATGGCCTGTGCAGCCTCGTCGGTGAACTCCACGCCATCAGCAGACAGCAGGCGCATGAATTGGCTATAAGTGAAGCCGGTTTCAATCCAATCCCACAGGACTGATCTGGTGGCTGTTCCGATCAGGATGCAATCGAACAAGTTCCAGTGGGTCATCTTGCAATCGAACTGCTGCTCTTCGTCCAGCTTTGGGCGCCAGAATTTAGGAAGCTGCTCTGGGTTGCGCTTGGCGCGTGAGGCAATGCGGTGGGCGGTTTTCATGCTGGAAGCCCCTCTGCAAATCTTTCATGGTCAGCCCAGTCCGCGTCCAAGGCCTTTTGCATTTCGGCAATTTCCTCACGGGTGATGGTGATCATGACGAAGCTCTCACCAGGATGGCCACCGCTTTCGTCGCAGCGCACATCCAGTGGGCGCACGAGAAGAACCACGGCATTGGTCATGCCGCCGTCGTGACTGTCCCACAGGGAAATGGACACCTGTGCAATTGCCTTGTCGACCAAACTGTCATCGTCGAGTGTTGGAGCGGTTCTCACGCTTCCACCTCATCATCCTCTTCCTGCATCGCGGCAGCGATGCCTGACATTGCATCCTCTGCAGACAGCTTTGCCACAGACTTTTTGGCTTTGCCTGCAACACTCTTCGCTGGCCGCGCAGCGGGGGTTTTGACCACATCCAGCATTTGGCCCTGGACTTGGGCTTTGATGCGCCCCAAATCGATGCCGCAGCTCTCGGCCAGCGACTCAAGTGCATAGGCCTTATTCGCTTGCCAGCCTTTGTCTGCCCATGTTCTCAGGTTCTTGGATTGGGACAATGCCACCAATGTGCAGATGCGTGCACCTAGCTCCAGCTCGGGAATGCGCTCTACCATGTCATGGACGAACATATCTACGTCGCGATTGTCGTCATCCGTCAAATTCAACACTTGGACACAAATCTCGTAGTCGGTATCCTCGTGGAGTGCCAGGGCCGCTAAGATAAAACGCAGCACCGGCACCTCGAACTGATTGACGGCGCCTGCCTGGATGCGCGGCACTACGGCTGCAGCTGCCGGAACACGCCAAGCCTTCTCGTATTCCAGCGATAGGCGCAGGCGCTTCTGGTCTTCGGACTCTGCGGGTGCCCGATATTCAGCTTGCTCCTTGCGCTCAGCCTTGGCCTCGCGTTTTTGTTGTGATTCTGCAGCGACTTCACGCGTCACGATGTGCTTGGTCTCGCCGGTGTGCGGATCAACAAACAGCTTGATCTTGCCCTTGAATTCATCCTTGGTGGTCACGGAGCGCAGCGACACCTGCTTGCTTTCCTCGTCGTCCCACTCGGATGGCGCGTCCAGATCCACGTGGCCACTGATGGGGCTGTGACGGCTGAACTTCAGTTCCAACGCCTCTTTACCCTCAATCACTTCCATGCCCTTCTTGCGCGCAGCCTCAACGATCACAGCAGTGTGGGCAGCTTCCTTGCCGTGAAAGCATGCAGGGTCAATGCAGATGTCTGGACTGTCGGCATCGCTGAAAAGATCGGGGTTCGCACCCGTGCGCTTGGGGCAATCACCACAGGCACCGGCGCTCTTTACCAGGCTGGCGTCCGTGATCTTGAAGCGGGCGTCTGCCAGGCGCAGCATGACGTTTTGCTTTATCCAGTCCTGAGCATCGCGAAAGCTCATACGTGCATCACCGCGGTGGTCTATTGCGGCGAATTCACCCAGTGCCTTGATCTGCAGCTTTTCATCAGGAATGCGGGCGATCAGCAGGGCCTTGCTGGCATCAATGTCGCCCGCCCTGAACGCCTCGCGCGCTTGCTGGCACAGGTCCATCAGCTTCAGACGTGAATAAACATAGCTGCGGCTCTTGCCGATCTTGACGGCTACCTGGTCGGCATTGATGTCAGCGTGCTGCATCAGTGCGTCGTAACCTTCGGCCTCTTCGAGCTCCGTCAGATCGTCGCGCTGCAGGTTCTCCACAAGCTGGATTTCAAGCACCTGGTCATCGGTCAGTGGCCGGATCAGGGCGGGGATGGTGTCCAGTCCGGCCATGATGCTGGCACGCCAGCGACGTTCACCGGCTACCAATTCATAGATCACATCGCGGTCAGTGTCTGGCGCGCGGCTGCCTGGCAGGAAACGCAACAGGATAGGCGTATGCACACCGCTGGGCTTGATGCTGTTGGCCAAGTCCTGCAAGCGCTCCTGGTTGAAGTACTTGCGTGGGTTGGTCAGGCTAGGGGTAATAAGGGAAAGCCCGATCTGGGCAAATTGTTCAGACATGGAGAGGCTCCTTTGGTCGGTGGATATAAGCGTTAAACCAGCGCCGCAACACATAACTGCGCACGATGCTGGCGACTGTGAAAATGAAAGTGATCTGCAGGTTTTGCGACAAGGTGACGTTGTGTCCGTATGCCGGCAGCACCACAGCAGTGAGCGCCACGCTGATCACAAAGCCAATGGCTGTGCCAAGCGTTGCTTCAAGGAAGCTGGAGAGGCGCGACTGGCTCATCGCCGCGCTTCCATATATGACCCAACGACCTCGGTCAGGCTCTTCGGCTTCTCCAGCCCGTAGTCCCTGCGGGTACGGGCGATGATGTCCAACGCTGCAGCCTGGGCAGGGCTGCACGGGTTGCCCGCAGCCGGTTTGAACTCGGTTTGAATTGCAACACCGCCCGTGGGCGTGTCAATCAAGGTAATGGTTACGCTTGGCATTGCTGTGCATGCTCCTGGATGACGTGGATATGGGTGGCATTGCGGGCAACCAGACGCATGCCTACCAACGGCGCCGTCACAGTTACGCGGGCACCTTCTTTGAGGCGGCGGGCTGCTGCTTGGCATTGGCTGAAATTGCCATCAGGAAAGGGCTGTTCGACGTGCAGCAGGTTGTGGGTGATGTTGTCCAGCTCGATGTCCAGACAAAGAACGGGCACAGATTTGCCTTGTTGATCAAGCAGGCCTGTACGCGCTTCGGCTGGGTGGATCAGCGTGCCGGTGTATTGGGCCTGTGGCCAGTTATCCGGTAAGGGCTTTAGTGCAGATGTGTGCATCACTTGACCCATCCCATCCAGAAAGCAAAGAGGCCTAAGCCCGCACAGATGACTGCCACTGTGCTGACAATCATGAATATCAGCAGCGCCCAAAAGAGGAGCAATTCCCAACCGGAAAACGGTGCTATGTCTTCATCCAGGTGCAGCAATCCGCACGCGCCGATAAGGCATTTGGAATCGTCCAGGCTGGGTCCGAAGTAGCTCAGCAACACGATTAGTGCAAACGCCAGCGCCAGGTTTGTTAAGCGGTGGCGGCTCATGATCTGACGCCTTGCGCGCTAATGCGTGCCGTGGGCCCGAAGCGGTCCTGCGCGTCCAGGACGGCGTCAATGGTGCTGGGGAACAGGCTGGTGTAGATCGTGCCGTTGACCTTGACGCGGCACCGGATCAGCAATTGCTGCAGGGTGGCTGCGTTGGCAGCAGGCATGGCTGCGATGCGCTCGCTGACGGGGGTAACGGTCATCATGGTGCACCACCTTGCAGCACAGTTGTGCCAGAAAATGCAAAGAGGATCTGACCACGATCACGGGCGATAGAAACGCACCGCAATACCTCTTGGCGCAATTGCCAGTAGCCATTCCACAGTGCCTGACTGGCTGGCGTGTTGTCCTTGCGTTTGTGGCGTAGCTGCAGCAGCACTTCGGCATCTTGCGCGGCCTGCAGTGCAATGTGGACATAGATCAGGCTGTTGCCTGACAGGTCCCTCTGATCATCGAATGGCATTTAGCACTCCAAAACCACCCGAAATGGGCGGTATGGAGTGTATTATTTACCCATTGGGTAATATATGTCAATACCCAATGGGCATCTATTCACTCGTGAAGAGAGTTCTTTGAAATAGATCGGTGTAATCCGTGTTTTCTTTGTGTGCACAGAGCTTGTTCCATGTCGCTGCGGCTTCAGAGATTTCGGTCTTTCCGCGCGCGACGACTGCAATGCCACGAAGTCGTGCATTGAAGGAATTTGTAGCAGAGTATTCAATACAACTGGTGCCTTCTTTGGTTGCCATCGCCGAGTGAAGTTTGAATGAATCCGGGTCTTTAGCCGCCTTTTTGACGGTGAGCACAAGTGCAGCGGTGTTCAGTCGATCGGACTCTTCTAATTTTTGGGCCTCAGTGGGAGGTGGTGGGCTTGCTGCTGCAGAGGGTGTGGATGTTGGACCAGACCCCAGTGTGATTGCCCTCACAAAGCCAATACCCAAAATGCCAACAATTGCCCAAGTGACAATGCCGGTTTTCTTTCTGGGCGAGGGAACGGGCGCTCCGCATTTGGTGCATGAAGTAGCTTTGTCGCTAACTTCGGTGCCGCATTCCTTGCACTTGATGAGTGCCATTCTGTACTCCCTTAAAAAAAGTTGTCATTGCTAGCCTTTGGTGCCAGTGGCTTCACGGGTGTGTTGCGTAAGAGCATCCAGTAGGCGCACCGCAGTCTGCCACTGATCAGGAGGCATGGCCTGCATCAACTGCATAACTTTGGTGCGCGGGTCCTCTTCTCCATGCAATTCTGCATAGCTGGGTGGGGTATCCATCCAGCCAAGGCCCAACGACAGCTTCTCTTCTATTTCTCGCGCCTGTGAGTCGCCCATCGCATATTCCTTGCCTGGGCGGTCGGTTCGCTTGTTCTTGTTTCGAATGCGTGCGAGCTGCGTATGGTTACGTTCGTAGCCAAGCGCTTCATTTAAATTCGCCAAGATCCCATCGTGCTTCCTAATGAGCATTTCCAGGCGCATGCGGCGAGTTTCATCAATAGTTTGCACGCCTTGATGTTGCTTGATTTGTCCCCAATGGGGATATTTTCCAATGGGCATTGACAAACAATACCCAAAGGGTAATAGAATGTGAGCTATGCAACTCAATGCCTGGCTCGAATCTAAGTACGGTCGCGGAAAGCTATTGGCTGAATCCATTGGCGTGCCTCAATCATTTGTGTCAAAGATGGCTAATGGTGAAAAGGCAATTCCGGCGGAGCATTGCAAGGCAATATTTCGTTTTACTGAAGGCCAGGTCACTCTGCAGGAGATGCGCCCAAACGACTGGCACAAATACTGGCCCGAGCTCGCCGAAGAAGGGCAGGGTGCTTGAATGGCTACTAAAGGTGATAACGGCGGTTTGCATGATGCAGATCGTCGTTTTTTTTGTCATGTAGAGCCACACAACAGCTCTCAACAAAGTTGCGAGGTCGTATGAACCAAGTTGCCATACCGGTGGAAATTCGTCCTGAAGAGGTTGCCCGCAAGCACAGCCTGGGAGATGCGATTCAGATGTGTGCGGAGTTGGCTGGCTTCTGCCTGGATAAGGAACTGCAGCAGATCATGGGTGTGGATAAGGCGCAGTTTAGTCGCTGGTCGTCAGGCACCGAGGGGATTGTGTGGCCTAAGTTCACCAGGCTGATGGATGCCTGTGGTAACGATGCGCCGCTCATGTGGATGATGCACCAGCGCGGCTATGACCTGCACAGCATACGCAAGCTGGAGAGCGAGACCGAGAAGGTCAACCGCCAGCTACGTGAAGAGAATGCCGCGCTGCGTCGTGTCCTTATGGGCGGTGCATCATGAAAACCGAGATTTTCTCGGCATCATCGGATGCAGGGACGAACTCCCCCAACAATATCAATGATGTCTGTGCGCAATCCGTTGGTCTGTCTGGTATCACACAGTGGAGTTCTGACGGTCGCCGTTGCGGCCGTCCACGCGGCGAGCTGCGAGAGATGCTGGACAGCTGGTCCCGCCAAAACCCCGAATTCACGATGGGGCAGATGTGCCGATCGCTAGGCATGCCAATGCAGGCGGCTAACAACACACTGCGGCGTGCCCTGGTGTCCGGTGACTTGCACGTGTCTGGATACACCAGAACGCCAGAGGCAAAGCGCCCAGTTGCAGTCTATGAACGCGCCACCAGCCAGTCTGGTGCTCTGAATCTTTCCAACCAAATGCGCGTCTGGTTATGAAAAAACAAAATGTGGTGTGGTGCCACGATGCACAAATAGTGCGCTGGGGGGGGGCTTTTGGCACTTTCGATCGATGACGTCTTAACCCAGATCGAACAGCGCGGTATTGCGGTACCCGCCGATCTGGTCGCCGACGGCAAAAAAATCACCTGGGCTGGCAATGCGCGCAAGCCTAGAAAAAAGAACGCGTGGGCGGCTCTTCATGAATGGACAAGCCCCAAAACGGGCAAGGTCTACATTGTGGGCCGATACGGCATGGGCAGCGACTGGTGGGCAATCGAGCCCACGCAGATCGAATGGTCACCGGCAGAAAAGTCAGCCTATATCGAAAAGCAAAAGAAGATCGAGAAGGATGCAGAGGAAGACCGAAAGGCCCTGGCCACCGCTGCAGTTGAAAAGGCCACCAAGCTTTGGACGCGCGCACGAACTGATGGCGCAAGCGACTACCTGCAGCGCAAACAAGTTGGTGCCTATGGCGTTCGCTATGCATTCGGGTCGGTGGTGGTTCCACTGGTGGATGTGGCCGGCAATCTTCACGGGTTGCAGTGGATCAACAAAGACGGCGACAAGGTGTTTGGCACTGGCACCGTCAAGGAATCACACTTCCACCTCCTGGGTGACCTGGCGCCAGATCTACCAGTGTGCTTTGCCGAAGGCTATGCAACAGCCGCCAGTGCGCACATGGCCACCGGCTGGCCAACGGTCACATGTTTCGACGCGGGCAACATCATGCCGGTCATGGCTGCTTGGCGCAAACTTTACCCCGATACCAAGTTTGTCATTGCTGCCGACGACGATCGCCACCTGGTGCGTCGTCTGTGCGAGCGTCTCGAGACGCTAGGGGTAGGCGTCAAACAATCAGAGTTTTCAAAGAGCGCCGGCGGCCTGCGCGACATGCACTGGGAGTTGCCTGATAAGCGTGTGGTTGATCTGAAGGCGCGCTGGGCCAAAGACAAATGCGATGTCTATTTCATTGAAGGCTCAATTGCTGCCGATGGCGTAACGCAACTGCTTAAATTGGAGAACGCCGGGCGCGCCAAGGCGTTTGCTGCAGCCAAGCGGTATGAAGCACATGTGGTGCTTCCCGTATTCGCAACACGCGCTGAAAGCTCCACCGACTTCAATGATCTACATGTGCTTGAAGGCTTGCCGGTGGTGCGTGAGCAGCTTATGGCACCACCTCAGGATCGGAGCCAAAAAAAATCGAACGCCATGCCTCCCGGCGCAGGTGGTTCGAATGGCGGACCCAACGGACCGCCTTCTGGCCTGATCTTCCCGTACCTTACAGAAAAATGGGAAATCAAGGGCATACGCGAAAACGTCTATTACGCACTGCGTGAAGATCCGCAGTTGCGCGAGCTCGTGCGGTACAACGAGTTTTCCAACAAGATTGACAAATGCTTTGTACCGCCATGGGGCGGCAAGGCGGGCGAGTGGAAAGAGACACTGGACGATATACGCCTGGCTGAGTACCTCGCCAATCGCTACCAACTGATCATCGGCAACCCTGTCACTATTGAACAGGCTGTGCTGATGTCAGCGCACGATAACGCCTATAACCCTGTGCGCGACGACTTCGAATCAGTGGCATGGGATGGCATCGAACGCCGCTTTCATTGGATGTCTGATTGCCTTGGCGCTGTCGACTCGGAATATGTGCGCATGGTCAGCGAATACTTCCTTCTGAGCATGGTTGCGCGTGTGTTTGAACCTGGCTGCCAGATGGACTACATGCTTGTCTTTCAAGGCCTTCAAGGCGCGGGCAAGACCAGCACGTTGAACATATTGGGCGGCGACTATTACGGCGCTGGATCGTTCCGCATAGGCGATAAGGAATCGCTCCAGGCGCTGCAGGGCAGGTTGATATTCAATTTCAACGAACTGGATGCGCTGAGCAAATCGGAGTCCACCGCGATCAAGGGATTTATCACTGAGCGAACCGATCGTTTTCGGCCACCTTATGGCAAGAGTTTTCAGGCGTTCCCCCGTAGTTGCGTATTGACAGGTGACACCAACCAAAGTGAGTTCCTGCGCGACGCGACGGGCGATCGGCGCTTCTGGGTAGTGCATTGCGCGGAAGTCGATGTTGACCGCATGGCAAAGATGCGCACGCAGTTGATGGCTGAGGCAGTTCACTTCTACAAACTTGGCAACAGACGTTATCCGACAAAAGAGGATGAGAAGCGGCTGTTCTTCCCTGAACAGGAGAAATGGAAATTTGTAGACGTTTGGGTAGATGCGATCGCCCGCTACGTGAATTCCACTCAATTGGTCGAAGGGTTTGAAGGATGCATTACAGACTTAGGAACGCCGCTGAAGAACTGTGAGCGCACATTCTTTAGCACCTATGAATTGATGACCAAGGCACTGTCGATCGACATCGGCAAGGTTGACAGAAATACGTCAATGCAGCGCTCGGTGAGCAATGCAATGAAGATGATTGAAGGATTTGAAAAGGATAAATGGCCAAAAGGGTCAAGAGCGAACGGGTATCGGCGCAGCCTGGATGATCCTGCGAAAGTAGAATCCGCGCCGCGAAATGAAGAGGTTCCGGCATGGGACTGATCACACGCATGCAATGGGCAGTTATGGGAACCGTGGGGCCGATGGGGCGCCGTGGGCCTGCTCGATGCATATGTGTAAGCGTCCAGATGCCATCACACGTCCAGCAAATAAAAATTGCTGGACGTGTTTGCTGGACGTTGCAAGTCGTTGATTTAGAACGGGTTTTTCGAATCCGTCCAGCACGTCTAGCAAACCGCGCACATGCAGGTGTGCGCACATGCAGGCGGGTGCAGGCAGGCGGGCGCACCTGCGCGTACGTATGCGCGCGCGACGTGTTTTCTCTGGACATCTAGTCGAAGAGTAAATAAGTAAATGGAATCAACCACTTACGACGTCCAGCAAACACGTCCAGCATTTAATTTGCTGGACGGATTGCCAATCCAGCCCACCAACATCAAGGAACAAATGCCATTGCTTGCCCAGCAATTGCAGTCTTTGGCTGCAAATGTGGGTCGCGAGTCGGTTCAGCGGATGCTGAAAGCCAGCATGGACCTCAGGGCCGCGTTTGATGCCAATGACTACAGAGCAGTCAATGAGGTATTCAAACGCGGCCATGGATGGGTTGCGGCTCAGGAAAACGGGTTTTGTGTGGGTGTTCCTGAAAATGCTATGCGTGATTTTGCCAAACGGCATCGGAGATCGTGATGATTCATTGGGTAGACAATCGTTTTGCCTCTTGGGGGCGATGGCTGCAAATGGGACGTGGCCTGGGCAGTGCAGGGCTGTGCGCATCTTGGGGTGCAGTGGGACGAAGTAATGTCCGTACATCATTCGTGCCGCTCAAGAGCTTGGAGGACAGTCGTTGTGATGATTGGGTGCGTAGCCTGGAAGTCCAGGAGCAAGCCATCATGTTCGAGGTTTACTGCACGCCGCACACGGCCATTGAGCATTCCCGTATCTTGAAGATGTCGACGCGCACTTTGTACGCACGTCTGCACAGCCTTCAAGTGGCGTATACGCGACGCGATGAAAAAGCACCAAAATGAATTTCGAACAGTAAAACGTTTTTGGTAAATTCAGGCAACTGTGGAATTGCTGTAACAGGTGATTTCAGAGTGGTTTGACGACACTCCCGATAGGCCTCAGCAGTCTCCCCACACCACCTGCTGAGGCCTCTTTTTTACCCTCACACAAACCGATTGCACTATGCATGTTCAGCGCTTAGCCATAGCGTTGATCGGTCTGAACAGTCGGTTTGTGTGATGGTGGTAAAGCAAGCTGAAGGCATCGCGCATGGACGGACATCACTGGCATAGCCGTAGGCAAAACCCAGGCAATATCCAGCGTCTCTTCAAAACGGGCGTCATGCGGATTTAGCTGGTAAGCAACTCCCTGTCACCATCAACCCATCTATGGGGAAATCCCATGATCGACGTCCGCACCAATATTGCTGAAGTGCTAGCCTCCATGGAGCGCTACTCACGCGATGTAGTAGACAAAGCCATCCCTCGCGCACTCAACCGTACTGGTGAGATGGCACGCACAGAAGCATCAAGGCGCATGCGTGATGATGGCTACAACTACACAGCAGCAGAAATAAAGCAGGCAATGAGTTTGTTTAAAGCAACTCAAGGCCGTTTGGTTGCCAGCATCAAGGTCAAGCGTAAGGTCAAGAGCCTGATGCAGTTCAGCCCTCGAGAATCCAAGGCTGGCGTGACAGTCAAGGTGCATGGTCAAAAGAAGTTGATCAAGGGTGCATTCATAGGCCAGCTGCGTAACGGTAGGCAGGGCGTGTATGTAGAGGACAAGGCAGCAGGCAAGACAGTCGTGCGCCACTCCAAGCAATATAAGAACGGCGGGCGCGGTGGGTGGCATGACTACCCCATCCGCAAGCTGTACGGCCCTAGCGTGGGCGGTGCGTACTCCACTGCACGCATACAAGAGATCATGGAGAAGATGATCAGAGATACCTTTGCTGATCGACTCGCACATGAAATTGCATATCTCAGCCGCTAAAAACCCCGGGTCCTTACTGGCTTGAGAAAACGCGCAGTCCATGACCCCGAAATTCGCCTAGTTTTGAAACTTACTAGGGGGTCATAAAAATAGGTTCACAGAGCACAATGCCCACCCAAAAAGCTATCGCTGAGCATCTGTCCCTGGACCAGGGCGCCGTCAGTCGGCACATGGCCGAGATGGGAATCGACTGGAAGAAGGCGAGCATGGATTCCATCCGCGCTGCCTACATCCTGAAGCTTCGGTCAGCCGCTGCCGGTCACACATCAAGCGATGGCGAGATGGACCTGACGCGCGAACGTGCCCAGACCGAGCGCGTGGACCGTGAGCTAAAGATGTTCATGCTGGCCGAGAAGAAAGGCCAGGTGGTTAGCCTGGCTCAGCTGGAGCCCATGCTCCAGCAGATGGTGGGCGCCTTCCGCACAGAGCTGACAAGCCTGGGCGACAAACTCAAAACCGAGATCGATGCTTTGTACGGCATCGACCTGGACGCCGCACTGGTAGAAGAACATATTCGTGACTCCCTTTCCCAACTTGCTCGATACGATCCCGAGCTGCGCGGCCCTGGTGCGCCGGTTGGTGAAGGCGCTCGCCCCGCAAGAGAAGCTGACGACCACCGACTGGGCACGCCAGCACCGGCGGATGTCCAGCAAGGCGTCGGCCAAGCCGGGGATTTATAACCCGAACGTCACGCCCTGGGTGGCCGGCATCCATGAGGCGCTGGACGATCCCAAAGTCTTTAAGGTGGTCTGCCGCAAGTCGGCGCAGGTGGCTTGGACAGATGGCGTGCTGCTGAACTATGTTGGCCGGCGTGTTGACATCGATCCCACGCCGATGATCATCATGTTCGCCAAGGACATGGCGGCCAAGCAGTTCAATGATGAAAAGTTAGGCCCCATGGTGGAGGTCACCCCCCGCCTGGCAAGCAAGATTCAGATCCACAAGGCACGCGATCGCGACAACCGCTGGGACTTCAAGTCCTTTCCTGGCGGCTTCCTGAAACTGGTGGGCTCCAACAGTCCCAGCTCAGTGAAGTCCACACCCGCCCCGGTGGTGGCCGTGGAGGAGCCGGACGATTGCAACTCCAACGTGAAGGATCAGGGCGACACGATCACGTTGTTGGAAGAGCGCACGAAGTCCTACACCCGGCGCAAAGTGATCTTTGGTGGAACGCCTACGGTCGAAGGCTTCAGCCGGATCGACGCGGCGTACAAGTCGAGCGACCAGCGCCAGTTCTGGGTGCCTTGCCCCTCATGCGGCGAGACACAGGTGCTGGCCTGGGAGCATGTGCGCTGGTCGCACGATGCGAGCAAGTCTCATGAAGTCTTCGGCGATGCCGTGCCGGAGTCGGCGCGGTATTGCTGCCCTCACTGTGGCAGCCTGTGGACTGATGCGGAGAAGACCCGGGCAGTGCGCCTGGGGGAATGGAAGGCCTCGGCCGCGTTCCACGGCATTGCCGGCTTCTACATCAACGAGTTGTACAGCCCGTTTCCCGGCTCGCTGCTGGCCCGCCTGGTGGAGAAATACCTCACGGCACACCATGCCATGGCGCAGGGCGACGACACAAAGCTGCGCAGTTTTCGCAACAACACCGAAGGCCTGGCCTACGCTTACCAAAGCAATGTGCCGGATGCGGAAAAGCTGAGGGCCCGTGCCAAGGATTACAACGAACTCACCGTGCCTTGGGGCGGCGTAGTCCTCACCGCCGGAGTGGACGTGCAGCACGACCGCCTGGCTATCGTGATCCGTGCCTGGGGCCGTGGCGAAGAAAGCTGGCTGGTGTGGTGGGGAGAGATCCCGGGCCGAACCATGATGGTCCATTGGGACGATGACGGCGGCTTGAACGCAACTCAGTCGGGTGCCTGGTGGGACTTGGATCAGCTTCTGGAAGGTGGCTTCCCCCATGCCAGTGGCGCGATGTTGCGCATCCGTGCTGTGAGCATTGACAGCTCAGACGGCCAGACGCAGGACGCGGTTTACAGCTATGTGCGCCGCCGCCTGAACCGCCAGTTTATGGCCGTCAAGGGCCGCTCGGTGGACACCGGCAAGGATGTGTTCAGCGCACCCAAGATCAGCGTGGATACCAATGGCAGGCATAAGCCGCACCCGTCTGGCATCCGGCCGTACATGGTGGGCACCCAGACCGCCAAGGACTTGATCCTGGGCGTGGACGCGCAGGGCGGACGCATCAAGCTGGAGGGCAGTGGCCCCGGCCGCATGCACTGGATGCGCACGGTTCGCCCCGACTATTACGACCAGGTCACCGCTGAAGTGAAGGTGCCGCACAGGAGCGTGCGTAACCGCCTGGTGTGGCAATGCAAATCAGGCCGACGCAATGAGGCGTTGGACTGCGAGGTCTATGCGCTGCATGCGGCGCGTAGTTTGAAGATCAATTTGTGGCGCGCTGAGCGATGGGAAGTGGAAGAAGAAGCCATCAACCAGCCGGTACTTTTTGGCGACACCGTTGCGCGCGTGAAGCTGCCCGGCTCAGTTGCACAACCTGATGACGAGATACCCACCCGAGCGGCCGAGGCTGGAAACAGCCTGAATGAGGGAACGGACAACCCAGGGCCCGGCGAGCCCGAAACCGTTGTGCAAACGCCTGCACGCCCCCGACAAATCGTAAGGCCCTTAGCCAAGAAGCAGCCCGTACAGGACCGCATGACTGGCTGGAGCGCAAAAAACTGGTAACCCATGAACATCTTTGCAACCCTTCCCAGTGGTGACAGCGCCACCTGGCTGGATGACTCTGTCACCCTGCCCGACGGTCGCACGGCGGATGCGTCCACCTGGGTCATGACCTACTACCTGCGCGGCCCATCGTCCCTGGACATTGTGGCCACTGCATCCGGCAAGAGCTGGAGCACCACACTGACCAGCACCGCCAGTGCCGCGCTGGGTGCGGGCGCCTATGCCTGGACGGCAATCATTACCAGCGGCCTGGAGCGCATCACAGTCGGCTCCGGTCAGTTCGTGCTGACGCCCGACATCACCCAGCAGGGCGGTGCATTTGATCCGCGCAGTGTGGCGCAGCGCGCGCTGGAAGCCTGCGAAGGTGCCATGGCGACGTTCAACGCTACCGGCGGCAAGGTCAAGAAATATGAAATCGCCGGCCGCACGATGGAGTTCCAGACCATCGGCGACCTCATGACTCTGCACAGTTTTTGGAAAGCCAAGGTCATGAGTGAGCAGTCCGCTCAGTCTGTGGCCAATGGGCTTGGCAATCCCCGCAACCTCTTCACCAGATTCCAGGGGGTTCAATGAGCAACACACGTTCATGGGAGACCGCCTTGCGCGTCGCGTTGCCCACGGGCAGTGTGGTGCCTGACCTATCCGTCAAACGCAGCCAGGTGTTGACAGCCTGGAATGCACAGCGCAGCGCCGCCCGCGGCGCGGCCACTCAGCGTGAACGCCTCGCAGCGCAAGAGCGTTCCTACGCGGGCGCCGCAGTCAACCGGTTGACCGGCGACTGGTCGGCGATGAACACCAGCGCTGACAGCGAGATATTGACCAGTCTGCGCATCCTGCGAGCTCGCAGTCGCCAGTTGGTGCGTGACAACGAGTACGCCAAGAATGCCGTGCGCCTGATCATGAACAACGTAGTGGGCAACGGCATTGGCATGCAGGCGCAGGTTATGAGCGCAGGCGGCAAGCTGCAGGCCAAGATCAACGATTCGATCGAGGGCACGTATGCAGAGTGGTCTAAGAAAAAGACCTGCCATGTGGCCGGGATGCTGAGCTTCTCCGAGATCGAACGTCTATGTATGGTGCAGCTGGTCACATCCGGCGAAGCCATCGTGCGTAAGATTCGCCGCCCCTTCGGTGGTGGCAATATCCCGCTAGCCCTTGAGGTAATGGAAGCCGATCAGTTGCTTGACAACTGGCAGACGGCCCGGGCCCCCAACGGCAATGCCATCCGAATGGGTGTCGAGATCGATGAATGGCACCGCCCAGTAGCCTACTGGTTTAGCCCCAAGCACCCAGGCGACTACCAGTTCACTACCTTCGAGCCCTCGCGCTTTGTGCGCGTGCCAGCCGAAGATATCATCCACCTGTACATCGTGGAGCGTTGGCCACAGTCGCGTGGTGAGCCCTGGTTCCACGCGGCTCTGAAGACCCTGCACAACGTGGGTGGCTACGAAGATGCGGAAATCGTCAAGGCCCGGGCCAGTGCGAACATCGTGGGCTTCATCCGCTCCCCTGAGCCGCTGGCATCCGACGGTACGGTCAACGGCCGCAAGGTGCTGGACACCGAGCCGGGCACCTGGCAGACGCTGCTACCTGGTGAAGATGTGGCGGGCTTTGCGCCCAACACCCCCAATCCTGCAGTCGATCCTTTCCTGCGCTACATGCTGCGCAAGATGGCGGCTGGCATTGGCGTCAGTTATGAAAGCATGAGTCGCGACTACAGCCAGAGCAACTACAGCAGTTCTCGCCTGGCGCTGCTGGATGACCGGGACCTGTACCGCATGGTGCAGGGCTTCATCTGTCGCAACCTTCGTGAAGACATCCACCGCGAGTTTCTGGATGCTGCAGTCCTGGTGGGTGCGGTCAAGGTCGGCAACGACTACTTCAGCAACTCGGCCAAGTACCAAGCAGTGCGCTACAAGCCGCGCGGCTGGAGCTGGATCGACCCGGCCAAGGAAGTTGCAGCTTACAAGATGGCGGTGCGTTCTGGCTTCATGACGGTGGGCGATGTGATTGCCCAGACCTCGCCTGACTCGGATGTGGAAGACACCTTCAAGCGTCGTGAAGAAGAGCTGGACATGAGCGAAGAAATGGGCCTCGTGTTTGACACTAACCCGTCTCAAGTCAACGACAAAGGAATGGAACAACCTGCCCCTGTTCCTGCTGATGGCACTGAGCCACCCGAGCCGCCCGCTGATGGCGATGCTCCTGCAGACGACGCACCCGAACCCAAAACCCCAACTGAGGATTAACCATGCTTTTCACTTCCTACCTGGCCAACAAGATCGCTGACTGGCTGCTGCGCGGCCAAGCCTACACACCGGCCACCGCCAACTTGTCTGTGGGCCTGCTCACCAGCACCAAAGGTCCGCGTGGCAACAGCACGGTGTATGCCCTGAACGACACCATTAGCCTGACGGCCAACGACGGTAAGACACACCTCTATAAGTGCAGCACAGCAGGCACCAGCGCTGCAGCCCAGGCTTCGCTGTACCCCGGCGTTAACAGTGAGGTGATCACTGATGGCACTGCCGCCTTTACCGAGCAGGCCGTCGCCCTGCGCGCAGGCACTGCGGTGGAAGCCTCTTACACCGGGTATGCCCGATCGAACTCGGCGGCCTCACTGGCTAACTGGTCCGGCACTCAAGGCGCCACCACTACGGTGGCATCCACCGGCACCGGCGTGCCCAGCGTCAGCAACAACACCACACTGACCTTTGGAGCCACCAACACCGGCACCATTGCCTACGTGTGGGCAGCCGCATTTTTTGACGCCACAACGGCCGGCAACATGCTGATCATTGAACCGCTCACTACGGTCAAAACGATCAACCCAGCCGACCCGGCGCCGACCTTTGCTGTATCCGCAGTTTCCGCCACCATTGACAGCTAAGCCGTCATGACCATCACCACCCTCGACGGCTATATTGCTGCGCCATCGCAGCGAGTCAGCATCAACAAGACCGCCAGCATTACGGCTACGGCGTTGATGAATACACAAGTACTACAGGCCGCTGGAAATCCTGGTGCTGGCGTTCTGGCTGGCACGTCCACTGCTGCGGGTGTTGTTCCTGTTGGCGGTACGGACGCTGGCTTTCCAGTCATCAATAGCCTGGGTGCTGGAAGCTACTACATCGGCGGTATATCTTTTGGCAACACTGTGCCATGCCGCATGGGTTTGTACGACTGCCTTTTCAAGGCGGGTGCATTCGCATTTAATGCCGCCGTCACGCTTGCTGCACAGCCCAGCTACTCAGGCCGAGTACTTGGTGGAACCGACTTCACCAACACTGAAATATGGATTGAAGCCGTAACGGCATTCACTGGAAATCAGTCGATTGCTGTGACCTACACCAACCAGTCAGGCGCTACGGCGCACACCACTGGTGTTATCGCTACCGGCGTAGCGCCAGGCATTGCCCGCATGTTGCAGTTGCCGTTGGCCGCAGGCGATACGGGCGTGCAAAAGATCGAATCAGTCACGTCTACCGTTTCCACAGTGGGCACCTTCAATGTTCTGGTGCTGCGCCGTTTATGGACTGGTCGCGTGATCTACGCCAATATGGGCGATACGCATGACTTTCTGAAAACGGGCATGCCGCAGATATTCCAAACGTCTGCACTCATGGCGCTGGTGCAGCCCGACTCCACAGCAACCGGACTCTTTGAACTTCAGCTTGAAGTCGTGAACGGGTAAGCCATGGCTTCAAACATCTGGCGACGTAGACCGTCAGGCCGGATAAGCTATTCCGACCTGATTAAAAAGTCGGGCTCCAACGGTGGCGGCACTGCAGCGGTTGCCGTTGCTGCCACATTTTTTGAAGCTGCGGCCAGTGGCGCTGCACTGGCGGCCAGCGCCAGTGCCACTACCAGCGCATCAGCATCCCTGTCTACTGCCATCAGGCTGACAGCAAATGCCGCGGCGCTCACCGGGTCCAGTGCCAACCTTTCGGCCGGTGCCGCGCCCGCCGCGCTGTCGGCTAGTAATGCGGCCGCTACGAGTGGCGCTGCAGCCTTGAGTACTGCCATTGCGTTGACGGCCACGGCCAGCACTGTGACGGCATCCGGATCTGCGCTCACCACCAAGATTGCGCTGTTGGCCAGCGCTGCTGCCGTTCCAGGTGCCAGTGCCATATTGGTTACCAGCATCCCATTGCAGGCAACGGCAGCGGCGGTCACTGCGGGCAGTGCGAATTTGTCGGCTGGCGTGGCTGGTGCCGTCCTGGTGGCCAGTAATGCTGCGGGAACCGGTGGTGTGGCAACTCTGAGCAGCACGGTTGCGCTGATTGCAAGTAACAGCGCAGCCACAGCAGGGAACCCAGCGCTTACAACCAAAATTGCGCTCACTGCCGCTGCAGCGGCCGCCACTGCAGGCAGTGCGAATTTGTCGGCCGGTGTGGCTGGTGCTGCCCTGGTGGCTAGCAATGCTGCGGGAACCGGCGGTGCGGCCGCTTTGGGCAGCACGATTGCGTTGGCCGCGGTGGCCACCGCGACGACCGGTACGACTGCGCAGTTGCTTACAGCCATTCGACTGTCAGCCGGCAATGCAGCGGGCACCGGTGCAAGCGCAAGTTTGACGGCTGGTTCGGCTCCCTGGGCCGCCAGCAATGCAGCGGTGACGGCCACTGCTGCGGCGCTGACAACTCAGATATTGATGAATGCGCAGGCATCAGCAAAAACGGCATCTGTCGCTTTCCTGACCACGGGCATTTATGTATTCGTGCCAACCGCACGCACCTACACGGTCAAGGCGGAGAGCAGAAGTCTTGTGATTCCAGCGGAGTCGCGCACCTACGCAATCACCGCCGAAAGTCGTCGCCTGACGGTATCGGCTGAATGAAAAGAACACCATGCAGCAACCCTTGCCTTTCAGTCATGACGCCAGCCTCAACATCGATTGGGATTGGACCGCCTGGCTTGGCGTCGCAACGATAGCCAGCGCAACCATCACCGCACCCACGGGCGTTGTTCTGAGCAATCAGAGCCAGATTGGTGGTGTCGTGAGCGTGTGGCCGTCGCTTTCTCGCAAGCCGGCGGTCGGCACGCTGCTGCCCATTGAGTGTCACATCACCACCAACGAAACGCCACCCCGCACCGACACCCGAACCATCACCCTGCAGGTCACTGCTCGCTGATCCACAAAGGACCCTATGACAAAGAAAACCCTGCCTGACACTCTGGTGCCGCAGATCCGCACCAGCACCATTCGCCTGCAGACTGCAGCAGATGGTCAGCGCGCCGCCAAAATTGATGACATCACCCGGTCCACCTCGCTGGCCTTCAGCTCCGAAGAGCCGGTCAGCATGTGGTACGGCACCGAGATACTGAGCCACGCGCCTGGTGCTATGCGCACAGGCGTGCGTCAGCAGACCATGCCCATGCTTTTCAACCACCGCATGGACGACTTGCTTGGCAAGGTGGAATCCATTGAATGCAGCGATGGCGTGGGCCGCGCGAATGTGCGCTTTGGCAAAGACGAGCGCGGCACCTGGGCGCTTAACCAGGTGGACGACGGCATCCTGGTCAACGTGTCCTTTGCATATCGCGTCTACAAATGGCTGGAAGACGTAGAGGCCGACACCATCACCGCAGTGGATTGGGAGCCTCTTGAAATTTCGCTGGTCACCGTACCAGCAGACCCCACCGTTGGAGTTGGCCGCAATGCCAGCGCCGACGTTGCAAACGGCGTGCAACTCCAACGAGAAGCAACCGACTCTCCCGCGCCTGTGGCGCAACTCACCCCCCCAGTTCATCAACCCCAGGAGCAATCTATGAACAAACGCAAACAACGCCTGCTTGAGCAGGTCAAGGGCGATGCCGCCCCTTCCGGCACCGGTAGCACCGGTGGTACGACTCTGGAAGTCACCAACGTCTCTAACGGAGAAGCCGCCCGCTCTGCTGAACTGCAGCGCGGCGCCGAAGCCGAACGAGCCCGCATGACCGAGATCGATGCGCTCTCGCGTAAGTACGACCTCAGCCCTGAACTGCGCATGGGCCTGATCCAGCGCGGCGCAACCATCGAACAGGCTCGCTTGACCGCTGCCGACGTGGTGCTGGAGCGCGCGCAAAAGGCCGGCAAGCCCGTGGTGGAATTCGGCGAAGGCAACAACCCAGACCTGACCACTAAGGAAAAAGCCCGCTACAGCATGATTCGTGCGGTCAATGCCGCTATGACTGGCAAGTGGGATGGCGCAGGCTTCGAGCTGGAGTGCTCCAACGAAATCGCTAAGCGCACCGGGCGCGCACCGTCTGACGGCAAGGCATTCTTTGTGCCGACCAACCTGCGTGCGGCTTATACCGTGGGCACGGCAGGTGCAGGCACATCTGGCGGCACCTTGGTTGCCACCAACCTGTTGGCCGGCAGCTTCATTGAAGTGCTGCGCAACAAGGCCCGCGTCATGCAGTTGGGCGCCACGGTGCTCTCCGGCCTGGTGGGCAATGTGGACATCCCGCGTCAAACCGGCCAGACCTCCACCTTCTGGGTGGCTGAAGGCGTGGACACCACAGAAGCGGAAGCTACCTTCGACAAGGTTAGCCTGTCCATGAAGAGCATCGGCACCTACAGCCTGATCACCCGCAACATGCTGATGCAGGCCACGCCTGACATTGACATGATCGCGCGTGCTGACATGCTGGCGGCCATGGCCCTGGGCATTGACCTGGCAGCACTGTCCGGCATCGGTACCGGCGCCACACCGCGCGGTATTGCCAACGTGTCGGGCATTGGCTCGGTGGTGGGCGGTACCAACGGACTGGCAGTGACCATCGACAACTACATTGATCTGGAAACACAGGTCACTGCCGCCAATGCGCCCGAAAGCAATCTGGCTTATCTGACCAATGCCAAGGTGGTCGGCTCCACCAAGAAACTCAAGTCCACCACTGGCCAGTACCTGTGGACGGGTTCGGCAGTGGGCGCACAGTCGGGCACTCCTGGTGAGATCAACGGCTATCCCGTGGCCCGCTCTAACCAAGCCCGTTCCACCCTGACTAAGGGCACAAGCTCCGGTGTGTGTTCTGAAATCTTCTTCGGCGCCTGGAGCGAGCTGCTGATCGGCGAGTGGGGCGTGCTGGAAATTGTGCCTAACCCGTACGCTGCTGAAGCCTACAAGAGTGGCGGCGTGCTGCTGCGTGCCCTGCAGTCCATCGACATCGGTGTGCGCCACGCTGCATCGTTCTCGACGATGTCTGACGCGCTGACGCCTTAATCCGCGCCGTAGTGCCCCTTGCCCCTGCGCCATTCTGGCGCGGGGGCTTCCCCCAATCGCTTTTCTTTTAAGGAGCCTTCCATGGCCAGTAAAAAATATGTCGTGCGCGATGGTTTCATCGTGTTCCTCTCCGTTATCAGCGCCAAGGGCGACAAGTCTGAGCGCACCTACACCGGCGGTGAGGAAGTCACCCTGGACGATGCCGACGCCGCAG